TTTCTGCCCTATATTTATTAGTAAAAGTTAGAAGTTATTAAATTTTTCTTATTATATTAAATAAGAAAACCCCCTAATTACCTTTAAGTTTAATTAGGGGGTGTAGCGAAATTACTTGGTTTTACTATGATTGTTATAAATAACTATTTATAACTCTGAGGATTCATCACTTTCAATTTGAAGATATGCATCATATAGTAAATCCTGTGATTTTTTTGATAATTTAGAATATTTTTTACTAGCTCTTAATCCCTCTATAATAGAACCAATCATATCAGATAGTTGATATCCCTGTTTTAATAAATCCAACATTGTTTTTTCCATTTTAGGGGAAGTATTTATTCTCTCTTTTAAGCTTTTAGCCTCTTTAAAACTGTACTTTTGAATTTTACTTTGATACTTTTCCATTTAATTTATCCTCTCTTTTATGCCCAATCTGATGTTCCATATATAATTTGCATTTCCACTCTACTAGGATCTGTTCCATTAGGCTCAAATGCAGTTACTTCAAATTGCTGTATCACGCAGTTGCTCAAAGTACAAGTCTGAACCACTGCTTGGCTTCCGTCTAATGCCTGAAATAGTATAGGGCAGGAAACTAATGCAATGGGTAGCCTAGTTCCATTTATAGGATCATGTACCAATCTCTTCCAATTCTTAATATCCTCGAATACTGTCCATTGCTGGTCTATACGAACTTGAATAGTTATATGTTTATCTGTATCTTCCATCATAGAAGGACGAACTATCTTCATTCCCTTGTAATATATTTCATATTCCCCCACTGATTCCCTGGGTATCTGAATAGACTGATCCATCCTTAATACTAAATTATCTCCACTACCCCCACCAGGAATACCTGTAGGAAATAGTATTTGATATTGTGAATTAAGTTGGTCATCAGACAAATTGAGTATTTCATTGATTGACATAATTGTTTCCTCTTTTATTTTTAAACTTTTATATGACTTCTTCTTCCCCTTCATCCCCGGAGTGCTTCTTTAAAAATTGCATTAACTTCATTATATAAGCATTCATATATGCTTTACTTGGGGATCCTTTTGCCGAGTGCATAATGCCCTGAAAAATAGCTCTGGATAAAAAATCCACTCTATCATTTAGTGAGGGTTTCCTTTTAAACAACTGTATAATTAGATCTGTAATTGCACTTGTCATCTCGTCTGCATCCGATGGAGAATAACTTATGTTTGCTTCCTTTAACGGTCTGTACTTTTTCATTTTATATTACCTCTTCCTTATTTTACCAACTCACTGATTACAGTGTTCTGGCCCACGCGCGTCAATTTCAAATGAACCTGTTCAGATGTGGGTGTAACCTTAATGTATAGATCAACAATAAACTTCCTCTGATCCATTACAGCATCTGTATTATTGGTTTCATCACAAACTGTCAACCATTCCCTTATAGCCCCAACAGCATAAACAGTAGACTGAATAAAATCGTCTATCATTGCCTTTGCTTTAGCCCTATGGGGTATATCATTATTTTTAAATACTTGCTTTTTAAGCACACCATTTATTACAGACTCAAGAACATAATTATACATCCTTCTTGCCCCGACATAGGAAACATCACTTAAGGAAACTTGTGCTGTCTTATCCCCATAGGCCATGACTCCATAAGACTCATCCCATATAAACGGATTTATCTGATCCTCATCTAATGCCTGAAGTTCTGCATCTGAATAGTCTTCCTCTAATTCAACATACTTCCAATCATTCAACTGCCCACCATGACTATCTTCATCTATTCCAGCAGGAGCCCCACTATCGTAAATGTCGTCCATCATAGCATGCTTTTTACCAATTGATCCTATATTGGATATCCAAGCATAAGAATTATTATAAGGATCCTCTATCTTTGCCCAGTTGGTATACACACTCATATTATCGGAATCAAGACTCATTGCATCCCTATAAGTAATTGCTTCTGAGGAGCTATTACCTAATGGAATTATTGTTAATCCATGAGCATATGTTTGATAAGTGGTTATTAAAGAATTAAGGGTAGTATAATGCCCACCAAGCACATCCATAAATACTTTTGCTTTGTATTTATTTGCTTTCTGAAATAAATTCCAAGCAGTGGTATAATCCGAATTTGCTGGGTCCTCTCTATAACCACCCGCGAAAATTACATAATCATTGTCTACTGAATAACTTCCAGTAAGAACAAAATCGTCATTTTTTACAACAATAAGATAAGGATCATCTTCAAAAACATCTGCATAATATAATGACTTTCCAAAATTATCCTTTTCCCTTGTCAGTGAATAAGTATATTCCCCAACATAATTATAAGCACCGGCATCTGATATAAAATAAAGAGTAAGTTTAAACTGACTTCCACTTTGCCAATCAAGATCAATAGCTATATCATCGTCTGTATATGGAGAGGCGGCAAATATTGAATGTGATACATCTGCCGATCTATCTACTTTATAATCAAAATCTAATGTTACTGCTACACCAGATCCGGGAGCAGTTGCTAATGAAAATGTGGTAACACCATTTGTATAATTTATTGAGCCATTTCCCGTTAATCCTGTTCCACTTATTACATTGGAAGCATCAGTAGCTACTATACCGGATACACCAACTTTAATTGATAAAGTTTTTGGTACTATTACTGTCTGAGGTATTACACCGGAAAAGAAAACAGTAACACCATTTCCTGTTCCTATTGTATAAGTTGTTCCAGCGGTATAATGAGTTGAAAAAGAATAACTTGCTTCTGGTTCTACTTGACCTGCTGTAAATGCTGTACAAGCTGTTTTTGTAACAACTGCTCCACCCCATTTACTGTCGTCTCCATAAGGAGCTACCAATCTTATGGGAGCTTTTTTAACATAAGCAATTGCCTCAAATACTGAGGGATAAGTTGAACTTGGATATCCAACATTGGCTATAACCTGATCTTCTGTATAGCAGGTTACAACTTCATTTTTTCCTCTTTCTGAATATAAAACCATAGCACCAATTTCATTAATATTTGAAGAAATGAAACCAGCTAAATCTTTTTCAGTTTGCTTTATTCTATAACTCATTTAGATATACCTCTTTAATTTTTGTTTTCTTATGATGGAAATTGCTTATTAAACTCATCCCACATTAACTGAATTTTATTGTTAGATGTACGATTATAAGGATTATTTACAACATTATCCAATAACTCCTTTCTTATTTTATTATAATCTTTACCATACTTTTTACCATACTTTTCTATATAATACCTTATTATTTCTTTTGCCCAAGATTTATCTTCAGATTCATTTTCTTTTAATATTGGCCTATACTTTTTCATATTACTCTTCCTGTAATTTAAAGAAATTCCCACTCAGATGTCCGTCGGTTTCTCTATATTAATATCTTACTTTAACTTCTTTGTTTAACTTATACCCATTAAAATCTAAATATAGTAAATGATCCTCAAACGAGTAAGAAACGGATACAGTATCCCATATTATACTTCCCGATCCAGGAATACTTTTTTTTATTTCCGAATTCTGATAGTCCGCATCCTCCGGTAGTAAGTCGTACTTATGGGAAATATTACTCCATGCTTTTAAATTAGTCGCTTGTTTTTTAGAAATTTTAGAATACTCATTTAAAATTATTTTTTTTATTTCAGGAATGTTATTACAATCCGAGGAGGTTGTTTTAATGGTTCCGTTATTTGTTAACCCCTCTTGAATTTTACTTATATACTTTTTCATGTATTTCTGCCCTATATTTATTAGTAAAAAATTGTTAAAAATACTTATACTATTATGTTATTTAACTTCAAAAATTTATAAAGAACAACATTTCTTTAAAATTTTCTTGAGAATTTCTTAATCCACTGGAATGCAACATATTTTTAACATAATTATCGTTTACTTTACGCCACTCCCTATCCTCTTCAACGGCAGTATATATATCGTTTTCTTTATCCTCTATTTTAGATGCCCCGCCCAGAACATCCCAAAATAAATTATTCGATTCAACACATATATGTAGGTCCTCCCCCATTGACCAAGGTTGATATTTTTGTTTTATTTTTTTAAATAATAGAATAAGAGAATAAGCAAATTCATAACACCCACCTTGCATATACCAATTTATATCATGTTTGGATTGAAAAAAGGATATAACTTCCTCAATTTTATTTGAAGAAATTGATTCTAATAATGCTTTATATGGTTTCATTTAATTACGTGTTTCTTATGACAACTGAATCCGGGATGCTTTGCCACTTATCATATACTTGCTGGAATAACTCTTTAGCGTCCGCCCTTAATGTTTCCACATCCATTGAGACTTCTAGATTAGTTGTTATGAGTCCAGCTATATCTGAAATATGTTGTTTTACATATGCTTGTGCTAACTTAATAACATCCATCTTATATACAAATCTTACTTTATCAAAATCCTCTGAACTCTTTGCCCATGTTACATTAGCCTTTCCAGAGCCATTGTGATATATATACATTTTACTATTTTCTTCTTCTACCCTTATATGTGTGGTAGCTTCGTTCGCTAAAGAGCTTATTGCCATCTTTTGTAAATAAACAGCTTGCTTTCTAAAGTTAGGATTATACTTTGGAATACCATAAGTTCCACCTCTTAAATGTGACATCCCCATTGTATTGTAATAAGCAATGTCCCAGAAGGAAGCACCAGAGCCGGATATCATTTCTTTTCCTACTACCCTTGCATCCAATACACCAAAAGTATCTGAGTCTGGAAAAGCAATCTCTGTTTCTGCGGAAGAGGATAGTGTGTATTCCGATGTTACTCTTAATGGAAATTTTGTAAAATAATCTCTCAATGCGGGATATATACAATATGATTTTATATCCGCATCCGTTAATATAACTTCTTCAACAGAGGGGTAAGCAATCGCCTTCTTTACCAAACTGAGCCAATAACTACTTATAACTGCACTATAATTTACGTCTGCCATTTATATTTCCCTCAATTTTATTTGAAATATTCTCTAGGAGAAATTGGAGAGACTATATATACCCCATTCCATTCCCACTCAGGTTTAAAATTTCCTTTTTTTTCTTTGTCTAAAATCCAACCTGTTTTCCAAGTTCCGCTTTCCCAAGTTCCTCCTTGCCAAATTCCATCTTTCCAAATTCCATTTTTCCAAGTTCCTTTTTCCCAAACTCCATTTTTCCAAATTCCATTTTCCCACTTACCCGCTTCCCAAGTTCCCTCTTCCCATACTCCGACTTTCCAAGTTCCAGTTTTCCAGAATCCGTTTTTCCAAATTCCTCCTAACCAGGTTCCGCTTTCCCAAACTCCATCTTCCCAAACTCCATCTTTCCAAGCTCCATACTTCCAAATTCCTTTTTTCCAAACTCCATTTTCCCAAGTTCCATATTCCCAAATTCCAGTTTCCCAAATTCCATCTTCCCAAGTTCCAGCTTTCCAAATAAAAACATCACTATAAGGCTTATCATAAGAAAAATCTTTTGGAATATTCCCACTCTCCTCCACCCAATCAGGAAGTTGTAAAGTGTCTTTTAAATTATATTCTTTTTCCAAAGTATCTCTATATACAAAAGGATTTATTACATATTTTCCTAATAATTTTCCTTGTTTTGAATCTAACCATTTTTGAGCAGTTTCTACAAAAACATTTGCCAATACACCAGAAAATCCATATTTATCTCCACCCCTATCTATTATATAACCTACTTGTCCTTTATTGTTTAAATAGGGTACTAAATTGATTCTTGCTATAGGATTTTTAATATTTCTATCTTCTGGTTTTATTAAATAGGCAATAAGTAAATTAAATACTTCATCTTGAATATATTTAGAATTTGAACCAACAGTGTTTTCGTGCTTGCCATATATAGTTTTAGTTCCTAAATTTTTACAACTTGACCAACCTCTATCTGTACTCATGCCAGCAATATCATAAGGATGTCTAGATATAACTACTATTGGTTGCTTATCCGAAGATTTAGCACCTGATCTGGATGGATCCTCATTATATCTCTTAAGTAAATCTTTATCTATTTTATTTAGAACTTTTCCTATCTTTTCTTTTCTATTCTATTTCCTTGTTTTTTATTTATTACAATACCATCTTTATAATTCTCAATCTCATATCCTTCATTACTTAATTTAGTTTCAATATCTGTTTCAACAGGAGATTTAAGTTCCTCTTTAGGAATGGATTTTTCAAGTGGTAAATAAACTCTGAATTTATTATTAAACCAATCGGCATGACGGTTTTTATCCCACCCTTTAATCATCTTTTTTATATCTGATAAGGGTATGGCTTCTAATAATAAAAACTTACTTAAAAAACTTTTATATTTCCTCATTAAACTATACCCTTATTTATTAGTAAAAATTAGGTCTTTAAGTTGATTTCCTCTTTATTTTTTGGTTGCTCTCCTTTCTTTTAAAAAGAGTGTAAAACAAATATCAACAAAGATACAAGAATAACCAAACCAATAAGGTTTATAATGATTGCTTTTTTAGTATTGTCTTCTGGTTCCATAACTTTAAAACCACCCTGGTGCAAGATTAAAATGAATTATAATAAATAAAAATATTCCTGTTAACCATAAAAGAAAAACTAACCCAGCTGTAAATATACACATACAGTAGATTACATTAAAAATAAAATTGAGTATCACTTCAAAAAATTTTACCATTCTATTAACTTATACCCCGCAAGTTCAAATATACATATTATACAAATAACCCAACCAAACATTAAGAGAATAAATCCTAGTATAAACGAAAGGCTACATAACCATTTCATATTGAATCTCCTTTAAAAAAAATATTTTATAATACCTATCACTGCAAGTACCAAGCTATTTGCTACACTTAGGCAGATAACAAGTTTTCTTGTAAATTCATCCCTTCCACTTTGTGCTTCTACCTTCTCTTTTATGATAAGTATATCGTCTCCTATTGTAACATCATGCACCATTTCTTTTATATTCTTTAAAAGATTAATTTCTTCTAACTGATTTACCTTTATTGATTCAAGAAATTCAATTGGTTTTCTATCTTTAAATTTATCAAAATTAATTTCTATGTCTTTTAACTTATTTATAATATTATTCAATAAATCAATATGCTTATTGTGATCTACTCTGGAATTTGAAAGTTCTTCCTTGAGCAATACCAGAGGCTCTATAGTATTCTCACTTACTGCCAGTAACTTACTAATTAAGAATTCTATTTGTTGGTCCTTATCCATGTATTAACCTTTTTAAATGTTCCTGACGCATCTCTATAAACAATAACTTATTTTGGAAATTTTGTTCTATAGCTTCCCCCAATAGAATAACACAATCGGGATAAGAATAAGCTTTGAAAAATAAATAATTATGTTCTAAATCCAATTTATAAAAATTATCTTTATAATATTTATGATCTTTATTAAACCACCAATCCGATATTTTTGACAATTCCCCTTTATCGAAAAGTTCTTCTCCAAAAATAATACTAACCCCCTTACCATTATTTACAGAAATTTTAGCCATAAATAACTTATTCTGTATTGGAGGGTATTCAGAGTAAGAATTAAAAATATTATTTATACTATCTATTGTAGTATTAAATTCTTTACTTTTTAATAACTCTTGGCATGTTTGTAAAACTTCATTCATCATAAGAATACTTAAGAAATATTTTCATCTTTTAATAAGTCCTTATAAAAAGGTATTTGTGATTTATCGAATAGGAAATAACTAAACATAAGCTGATTTGATTCTGTGGCTTTTTTAAGAAGACGGTCAAAGTTGGATGTACTAACAATAACTTGACAAGCCGCACTATACTTACCTATTTGCTGTAATATTTGGTAAGCACTTGCTCGGTGAAGGTTTATTCCTATATAATCTTTCTTTATAACTTCCACGGGTGATTGAAGTGTATCCTTATTTTCGTCTCTCCAAAATCTCGTCTTATTACAAGGCCAACGATTGCAAAGAGCTGTATACAATCCTTTATGCTTATCTATTTTCCATATATTCTCATGATATCCTAAACATAGATGAGCAGCCCCATCCGTAGAATTTATAGTCCAATAAATACCGGGGTCTGTCGTCCCTTTGTATATTTTTATTTCCCCAGTACCTGTAAAATAGCCTATATGGTCATTCCACACATCGTCCTTTTGTTTATCCTCATTACGGATACCAAAAAGATTAAAGGATGTTGTTTTGATACCATTTTTAAAATAAAGAGCTTTGATCGATTGAATATAGTCTTGCATTAAGTTACTCCTTTATTTTTTAATACAACTCGATTCTATGCTTTTTAAATACTTCCAGCACGTCCTCATAGTCCTCTTGGTCCTCTATCTCGATCGCGTTAGAAGCAGTTTGTGCATATTTGTACCCCAAATCATGTAAAATATCTAAAGCTTTTTGTACATTCCCGGACCTTAAGGATATTTCTATCTCGTTACGAGGTCTATTTTCTTTTAATAGTGGTTTATACTTCCTCATTTTAATACCTCTCCTTCATTACTATAAAAGTGACTCCAGCAGAATGCCCAGCAGATCCTGAGCATATTATTGTGGATATATCGTCAACTGGTTTTAAAATTGATTTTGTACCATTATTTACAACAGGAATATAATTGGAATAATTGTGGTCTGCATCCCATATTGTATACTCATTAGTTGACATTGGAACAAAATAAATAGTTGCACCAGAAGAATTTAATACATCTATCTGCTTAGTACCATAATAAGATTTTCTTCCCTCATGGGTTATTACCACACCAGATAGAGATCTTGCAATACCACTTGATAGATTTAACTCAGTTGAGCTGAACGTAATATTTTCTATAAGCATTTTTTAATACCTCAATATATCTTTATTTTAATAATCCTCAGTGTCATATTTAGAAAAATCAACAGAGATTCTTTTATATTTTTTTTCTACTTTAAATTCCAATCCAGGAAAATTCTTTTTTACTTCTTTAATAAGTTCCTTAACTGGTATAGCAAATCCTCCGGAACTATTTATGTATGCTTCAGCTAATTCCTCTCCAATGGATTCCCCAAAACTTGAGGAGTCTCCACTCCATCTACCCTTTCCCAGGAATCTAATTGCTCCACCTACAGAAGTAGATACAAAAGAATATATGGTTGGGTTTGAAGAAACTTTATAATAAAAATAATCTTCATTTTGGGAGTACTCATTTTCATTTGGATTGTCAACATGAATTTTATCTATGGATAAATTAAAATTAGCAACAGATCCATAACTACCTGTATAGGATAATTTTCTATTATTACTCCCTTCAATAGATTTCCAATGACGTGTATCAAATACTCTATAAGAGGATTCGTCGTGCCACTCTTCCATTGTTTTTTCTATTAGTAATGGTCTATATTTTTTCATTTAATTCTCTACTTACTTTTTTATATCGTTTAATTTTTTAATATCCGAACTTGTTAAATCATAATTTGGGGAATGTGCATAAACTAAATTACAAAGATAATCAAAAGCTTCATTTCCATAATGATCCGCAGAGAGGAGACTATATTTTTTATGATACATTTCCCATCCTTGTCTTAATTCCTGGCCTATTCCACTTCCATATTTATAATTTCTCGCCATTGTTTTATAAATATCCTGCCAATTTATTTTTACTTCTTTTAATAATGGTTTATATTTTTTCATTTGAATATCAACCCTACTCTTATAGATCCTTCTGGTCCATCATATTTTAAATTTATACCCAATCTTTTAATTCTTTTATAATATAAGTTGCTATTTCATCTCTCCACTCATTCATACCTTCTTTTATTATCACATCACTTAAACTGCCAACTATTAAATGAGTAGCTTCTTTAATGCCGTATTTACTAAATAATTTAGACAGTATTCCGTCTAAACTATTTTTTTCTGAAAAAACTTCATTTAAACTTATTTTACTCTTATACTTTTCCATTTTTACCTCAATATATCTTTATTTAAACACCAAACCTATTCTTAAACTTTTTTCTGATTCTTTATATGTTAAAAGACTTGTGCTATACCCATCTGAGTATTGTATGTAAAGCCGAGGATTCATCCAGGGTAATTTTCTAGATATAATACCAAATTCTCTATATGGTTTATCCCACCCTCTTATCTTTAAGTATATTTCGTCTTTAGAACTTTCTTCCTCTGAATTTTCTAAGGATAGGAAAAATTTAACTTCATAATATCTGGTGTCTCTACCATAATCCTTATTTTCCGGTGCTTGATTATAATATATATAACCTTTAGCATTTACACCAAAATTTATTCTTTCTCCATAGCTCCATTGTGCTTGGAAATAACATCTATCAATAGAACGATTATCTTTTCCTTGAACACCATTCGACATATGCTCATATAATCCAAGTTGTAAGTAATCGAAATAATCAGTTAAAAAATATTTACTTTTTATGAATAGTGAAGGTGAGTAGTTTGTCTCGACAAAGGGTGAGGACTTTGCATAAATATCCCAAAAAGATATTTGAGTATAAGATAAAAATAAACCAGTATCATATTCTTTCAAAAATGCATATTTAGCGGAGAATTGAAACTTTGCATAATCCTCCTTATTCCCCAGGACAAAATAGTTCTCTTGATAAAGCTCCATGGGAGAAAGATTTAATTCTTCTTTATCCGCAAATAAGAAAGATGGTATAAAAAGAAATAAGAATAGTAGTTTTTTCATAGAAACTCCTCTATATTTATTAGTAAAAATATATTGAAAAAACAAAAAATCAATACCATCTATGGAGGGTTTTTATTGTTTTTACCTGTTTCGATAAATCGATGCATTTCCATCCCTTATGGTGTATAAGTCTACCTTTACTTACTTCTTTCATTTTATAGTAGGATAAATTATTCTGCTTGCAAAACTTTGTAATTACTCCATAAATATACAACATTTTACTTTCTGGGGTTAATACAATAAATATCTTATAATAACCTTTATTTAGCTTCTTTTCCCTCTTTTTATATTCCTCCTTTAAATTAAATTTTATTATGGCGGTTTTTATTAATGGTGTGGAAACATTAAAATACTTAGCTATTTGATTAAAACTATAATTTTGTTCTATTTTTTCTTTTAAAGTAAAATAGTCTATTCTATCTTTTTTTTTAATATTATTATTTAAATATACATGATATATATCATATTTTATAAGCCAAGATTTAACTACATTACAATTGTAGAACTTATTTAATTTTGTAAGATTCATTCCTAATTTGATTTTTTCCTCTAATTCTTTCTTTGGTGGAGGAATAATGTAATTCCCGGGTATTATTTTTCCTCTGGACTCAATTATTTTTCTTGCATGCTCTTTAGTTCTTGGTGATTTCTTTTTTCCTTTTGACGATTTACTAATTTTATTTTTCACTTCTTCTTTTACTTTATAACCTTTATGGGATTCACTTAGACGTTGATTCATTTCTTTTCTTCTTTTTTCAGATACATCCCTCATATTCATATCTTCTGTAAGAATGTTATATCCATATAAATTATCAATAGTATTAAATAATAATTTGCACTCAGTTTCACATTCCGTTAATTCATTAGCATTATCACAAATTCCTAAAATAGTTTTCTTTAAAAAGTATGTTCCCCTATATTTTATAATTCTCTGAATATGTGATCCCGAACCAAAATATTTTTTAGATTTTTCTACTTTTCCTTTCTTTTGACCAACATATTTCTTATTATGTTTTTGGTCTACAGTCAAATAGACATATCCATAATAATCTTGATTCTCGTTTGGTTTATAAATATCCATATTATTTTAGTTTAATACCACTTATGTAATGTTTTGAAACCCTTGGATATAAAATCTAATTTTGATTCATTAATATTTAATTTTCTATTCTCGTCTTCATATATGGCAAAGGGATGATTTTTTGTATCATTAAATGCGGCATAAAATGCTTGGCATAAACTATCACTGACATCCTTTGAGTTTACGCCTGCTTTTGAATACCCCCAATTTCCATTGTATATATATTCTCTTTGACCAGTACTATGGTCTATAACTTGCTTTCCATTTCTATTAGAAATAATAAGGGAATCTAAATTATTTTTTAAAAATATATTTTTTCCTGTTTTAATTTGTTTATTAAGTAATGCTGTGTATAACGCCTGATAGGGTTCTAAGGTTCTATCCACACTTTGGGATACTGCCAATACTCCCATTCTTTCTAAAGATTGAATTAAGGATTTAGATTGAAAAGTATCCACATATACACCATTAACTGTAACTCCTCCTAAATTAATTAAATTTAATACTAAAGATGCCCCCGCTTCCAAATTTATCCCTGTACCCCTTCCAAATACACCAAAAGAAAAATCCGCAATATAAATTACTTTATTAAGATCCTTACTCCATTCTTTATGTAATAAGGTCAATCCCTGAATATCCCCTTTTACCGCATGGGCAAGGTCCATACCAAAATATCTAGGTTCCAAAGGTGCTCTTTTTATTACTATTTGTGTAGGGGATACAATAGAAAAATAATTTTTATATAATTGATCCCACAGTAACTTATCCGGCATTTCTGAAGCATCTGCATACAATAAGTCTATTATATTATAAAGAAATTCATTATTAAATATATCTTCAATAATAATATTATCAGATATAAATTTATTTTCCTTTTTTGTAGGTAAACCACAGTCGTCTTTTATAAATTTAAGGATATTTATTTTAGCATTATCATATAAATCAATTGGTGCTTCTATTATTAAATTTGGGGGTAATTTTTTTAATTCTTGTTCTGTTTCTATAATCTTTGACTGAATATTATTATCCCCTAAGCATACTTTGAAAGTCTTACCAGTTTTAATCCACTTGGGAAATTTGTTTGGTCCTAATTGTATTCTCCTACCATCTTTTATTTCCCATTTAGACCTCCTTCTAAAAAAAACACCTTCTTGATTAGACAAATCCTTAAGGATATATTGCTCAATTGGGTTGTCAAGATCGTTTGCTGAGGAGTCAAGGAAAACCATACCTAAATAGTTATTACCAACTGTAGCTTTTATCCTTGCTAAACCATCCGAGTATAATTGAAAAATTTGGTCATGTGTAGCCCCTGCTTTTTCAATAAAAAAGGAAATTTCAGATACTACTAAAAATAATAAGTCGGTGCCTATAAAAGACATAAAATCAACACCTGTATTAAGTGTTAATTTAGATTCTAAAGTTAAATGCCCAAAAGTTGCGGCTTTACTCCAATATATATTGTCTAACCCATTTTTATATTGATCCTCTGCAACTTTATCCTGAAATTTAGATCTTCTAAATCTGGGGGATATATCTAAAATATCATAAATTGGTTTTAGAAGTAATTGATTTGCTTTTTCAGCAACAAAAGACATAATATAGATAGAAAGGTTAGTTGTTGGGGATAAACCATAATACAATTGAGGCTGTCTTAAACAGTGAACAAAGATAATAATATAATGAATAAGCATTCTGGCAAGATAAGATTTGCCCAGACGAGTAGCCCCATATTCTACTGCTTGTGAATAATTTTTTTCTTTATCTAGTATCTCGATGAAATCTTCTTTTATATAAGGGTATACACTCTCTTGGAATTCCTTGGATATCCAACCATTTTTATAATCTAGATATTCTTTAGGGGTGGGAGGATTTACTCGGAATAGAATACTTTCCAGCTTTTTTCTAATGTCCCCAGAGGTATTTATATCTAGGTACAACTGGTGAAGTCTCTTCCTATCTTCAATAGAAAGAGAATCATAATTTTTGCTAATTGTATCTAAAAAAGGAGGACTCAAAAGTTACTCCAATTGCTTGGATAATGTGGAAATACTGGAGTGAAGGTTTTGGATGTTATCCTTACATCTTAAATATGTGGGGCTATCCTCAAATACAGATTGCATCTTGTGATACTCGTCTACTATCTCTTCTAAAAGGGAACATTTTTCTATATAGAAATTTAATTGATTGTCCATACCACCACCCCTATATTTATTAGTAAAGACTTTATGAAAAAACTAAAAAATTTTTGAAAATAACTCAGGATTATTAGTCATAATCCCATCTACTCCTAATTCTATTAGATCCCTAATCTCCTTTATATCCTCTGTATGCCAGGCATAAACCTTAATATTTTTACTATGAGCCGCTTCTACCATAGTAGAAGTTAAAAATTGATATTGAGGCAGAATAGCGTCCGCATTGGCATCTATGGCTAATTGTGTTACATTCACTGGTACTGCCATAAATGTTACACCTGTTTTTAATGTTGGTTGAGTAGCCTTAATCTCCTTCATAATATCGTGAAAAAAGGAAATTAACATAATATTATTCTTTCCTTTATTCCTATTTATAATATCCATAACTAACTTTTCGATACCATACATCTTAATCTCAACCATTATATCACATCTACCATTTACAGTGTCTAGAACTTCTTGTAAGGTAGGTACTCTTTCCCCTTTACCTGCATCCAACTTCTTAATATCTGAAAGAGTATGCTCCCAAACTAACCCCTTTCCATTCGTAGTTTTTTCCAGTCCTTCATAATGTAAGACTACAAGTTCTTTATCCTTTGTTCTATATACATCTATCTCTATTGCATCCACACCCAGATCTATGGCTCTGTTTATTGAACGAAGGGTGTTTTCTGGCTCCAGATCCATTGCACCCCTATGTCCTATTTTATAGAAATTTTTCATGATTCCTCGTTTTCAACTTTATCCACAAGTTTATCTATAACACCATACATAGTAAAAGTATGTAATTTCAATCTAACTTCATATTTATCATAAATTAGAGGACAATTAGGCAAACAATGTGTTCCGGGTAATTCTATATCTGTAGATTGATTTAAAACAATACATTTTTCTTTAAAGTCATTTAGAGGACAATCCAAACAACCATTTATAACTAAAGTTATTCCTCCATAATCTGTTGTACAGTACATTATTTTTTCCTTATTCTATATAAAGATTAAACAGTAACCATGTAGTTAAATTGTTGAACATTATATAGGTGACCGTCCTTACCCTTAAGTGAAAAGCAATCTCCCGTTGCTACAGGTTTACGTATTATTTCAGCCTCAAATATTGCATCTGCTGTGTTAAAATAAATATTTACTATATCCCCAACTTCTATTGTATCCATAAATCCCCCTTTATTCCCTAATTATTGTTAAGCTCTTTATAGGCCCACTAACTCTTTGATATCCTATAGGCACATTGAAGGGGAATCGTTCCTTCAATACTTTCCTTACTGCCTTACAATTATATTTTTCAGGTATATTCCAGTATTCCACACTCCTTCCCCTATCATCTGGTAAAGTTAACATTAACCATGTAATACCGAATCTCTCTACAATTTTTTTTGCTGTTCTTATTCTCATATTTTTATCCTCTTATTAGTATCAGAAGTAGCTCCGATATAACTTGTTAGGCGAAATGCTTTTTAAATATTTCCTCAATCTCATTATATATTTCTTGTAGGTCTTCTATGGAAACTTTAGATTTTCCAGTTTCTTGTGTCCCCCACGAATGACCGTCTATTCTTCCATCAATTCCTTTCATAAACTCTTCCAAATCATGTCGCACTTCGCCTAACACGCTGTACCGGCTTACGGGCTTCGCCACATTGGAATTTTCTTTTTCTAATTCAAATGCTTTCCGCAAACCGGCCAAATACCCTCTATCAAAATCGTCTCCGAAATCAGCTATGCTTATTTGGTAATCTATTTCCTCTTTTATTCGGACCCTCGCATTTTTCATTTCCATTCTCCTATTGTAAAAATTCCAACGTCCGGTACAACGGATACGTTATACGCAATGCCTATTTAAATATTTCTTTATTCTCACCAAATAATCCCTAAACTCATCATCAACACCACCCGTAAACCAAACTTGTTTACCATTTATAATTTTACCGACTGTGCATTGTGGCCATATTCTTTTATTCGGGTCGCCAACATGATTGAATAAATCTTTTAATAACTTATCTGCTTCGGCACTGCATATAACACGGCGTATGAAAAATCCGGATTTATACATCTCTTTAATCTTGCTTAATAATTTATCTAACATCACTCACTCCTAAAATTATATTTACCGGCCTTCGCATTACGCCGGATACATTAGACAACATTTAAAGTTACCCAAGAAATTTATCAATTTCATCATTTGTCATACATTCTGTTTTATCAAGTAGTCTTTGAATTAACATACTCAAAAACTCACTTATGTTTTTATCAATTGTTTCTGGAAATAATATCGCCCTATGTGCTTTGTATAATTTTTCTTCAAATGTTAATTCAAACCAAGTTTTTTCCATAATAAACATTCCTAACAAATTCTATTATTTAAATATTTTACTTTCCTTCCACATTTTTCACAAATCATAATTATTCTCCTTACTTTAATATTCCGGCCTTCACACAACACTCGGTATGCGTTCGGCTTCACCACATTCGCCGATAAGGCTGGCGAACGTCACATACCTCAGTATGTTAGGCGAAATGCTAACTAAGTAAGTCGTGAAGTTCTTCTATGGTTTTAAATAAATCAATTTCATCCGATTTCCATACTATCTGACTCCATGCCCTTTCAACTATTTCCCGCACTTTAGACAACACGGCGTTTCCGTTCATCTCCGGCACATTGGAATTTTCTTTTTCTAAAAGTTTATCTTCGAGCCAATCTGCATAAGCAGGTATGTTATCATAACAAGATACTTCCATACCCTTTTCACGTTTAAACTCATCTCTTAGACTAAATGCGCTTTTCATATCTATTCTCCTTTAAGCTTAACTCCCACCACAATAAACGACTTTATTTTTAAAATCTATTTTAACATGATAGGGGCATATTCTACACCCACAAGATCCCACATTTGAATTATCTCCATATGGGCATTTTGTAATTGCTATACTGTCTTTTGATTCATATTTTATTTTTTGTATTTCCTCTTCCATGATTTATTCCTTTATTTTTTTCTGGAACCAATTAAGTATAAAAATAATAATTCCAGGTAATACAAAAAGAACGAGTAAAGACCAAATACTATACAACCCATTCCTTACTACTTCATATACATTTGCAGGTATTAGCAATGTTCCTATGGTTGCAATGGATATATTAAATACCGTTTTTATTTTCATGTCTCAATTAAAGTCCTCTTTAATTCGATTTACCGGTAATGTAGAAAATATAGAAAGAACTTTAAACTGCCAATCATGCTTTGGTGGTTTATATAAATAATTAAATATAATATCACTAATTAAATCAAAACACAATTTCTTTTCTTCTGGAGCTTTATATAAAAAACCATCCCTTAGATGAAGGAGATCATTAATAAAATCTACTTCACTATCTGGAATTTCTTTTAGTATTTCATTTACCACACTTATTTGATTTCTCATTTTAGTTTTCATATAATCCCCCAAATAATTAAATCTCGTCCAAACTGTTCCTTATACAATCCTCACACATCCATAATGGTTCAGTATTCCCATATATTTCCTCAAGGAAGGGATCTGGTCCAAATTCCACTTCTTCCCCAACTATCCCAATTTTCCCACAAATATCACAAGCACGTAATTCCTCATTACAAATATCAATAGGTGTACGATTCTTCATTATTCTCTTCCTCCTTCAATAAACCCTTACCCGCTAAAAAAGTAATGACACTAAAGGCACAATCTACTGGAAATACCCCTCCTTCTCTTTTTATATTTAACCATTTATAATATTCTTCTTCTAATTTTTTACGTCTACTATAAAGCATCTTGATTCTCCTTGTCTTTTAGGCTGGATATCCGCAAGCACATCAACCATAACAACCCATATAAATTATGTATTTCCTCAAATTCTATTCTATCCCAAGAGTCTTTTCCCCAATCATATTTTAATACTAGTAAACAATTTGTTCTATGAGCATATAATCTATATACGGGATCTGTTTCAGTCATTGCCGCTGACCACACTACTGCAGTTGTTTCAATTGCTGGTTGAGCCACTTCGTCTGAATTATAATATCTAAGTTCATACTTTTTAATTTCTTCTTCATTTAGCTCTCTTGGTTTAGACATAATTGGAAATAACATATAATTCTCCTACTTAAGATATTTGTTTAACGTCCTATAATTATATTATATAGTATTTACCAAATAATTTAACTAACTTTTATGAAATAATATAAATATTTCATATTATTTTCCGGTTCAAACTCGTGATATATCTCATCCTTTATATTATAATTCCTAATAGTACCAATGGATATATGATACTCACTCAATAATTTTCCTTCGTTTTCTTTAATAAACTTTATAGCTTCTCTTTTTTTCTTAATCATATTCCTCTATTTCAAAAAAATCTTCTGCTTCGTTCTCGGCCCCTCTTTTATGTTCTATATATTCCTCAAAGATACCCTCAAATGCTTTATAATAACCTAACCATTCTGTCCTACTTGTGTCCTCACACCATTTAACAAAATCGTTTATAATCTCATAAGCTGTTAATTCTGTTCCATTTAATATCATACAATTTACCCCATATTATTTTTACCTATCATAAGTTCATGAGCAAAAAGACCCCTATTTTCTGTAACAAAAAAGATAAAAACAGGAGAAGGATTTCCTAACTTCTCCCCTTTATTATCAAATCTTACAAGTGTCTTGAATGTATCCCAAAATTCATTTATATTCTTTTGTGGAACATTATATAGATTCATATTATCTACCTCCTTCCTTATACAAAAAATAAATAGTAAGTCCAGATATAGAAATCCAACCGAGATACTCCAATACTCCTTTAAGCACAAAAAACTTATTACATACTCCTAATATTCCCGAATTAACAAAGAAGCCTACGGTTAATATTGCCCATACACAAACAAGAGTCAGTTCATTTTCTTTTTTCATTTTATTTTTCCTTTTTAATAATTAAAATACTCGTCTTTTATAATATTATGTTTTTTCAAAAATTTTATAAATCTATCAAATATCCTTTTGTAAAGTGGTGTGGGATTGCACTTTTTGCAATACCTATACCCCTTATAAGGAACACTACAGTTGTAACAAAATTCCTCTTTACAAGTTGTGCATACTCTAATTTGTCCCTCTGAAAAAATCTCAAAACATTCCAAACATACAATCTTTTCTTTTGTTGCCATAAACTTACTCCTGACTTTTGACTTCCCTTGAGTACAACTCCCCTAAATACTTGTTCATATTTATTAGTATATCGTTTACATTTACCTTACCAACCCCTTTACAATAAGGGCAAGTATCAATGTTAATAACCCCCAAACTACCTGTGCCATTACAATGTGTACATTTAATTTGCATTGATTTCCTTCTTGATCCTTTCAAGTACTTTCATTGGGTTTCTCATATTGACTTCTCCTATATTATATCAATCTATTATTGAATATTCTTTTAAATAGTGTAATACTATAAAAAAACTAGCTACTTGAACTAAGATTGAAAAAAAATAAGCAAAAGTATCCTTATCTACCCATTCATAAAAGTATTCACAATTTCCTCTCCTGAGAAAGAACACAACAACCATTGGGAGGAATAGCATTCCCAAAAAATAATAAATTATCCTATTACCAAATCTTTTTCCTTCCCTTAATGCTTTTAGAAAGGTACAGATATTTGGGTCGCCTGGTAGTGGGTCAAGTTCAAACATCTTATTACTTCCTCCCTCGTATCGTTTTTTGGCAGAACACGTTTTCAGGACATTTTTCCAAATGACTACAAACATGATATCTGAATGGGCAATCAACGATGGCATTCCCTGCATGAATGTTAATATCCTTCAGGTCTATCAGTTCTTCTTCTTCCTTCAGCAACCCTTTGCCAGCCAAGAAGGTTATGACGTTGAATGCACAATCACTTGGCACTATACCTTCATCCCTTTCTTCTTTAAGCCATTTGTAATATTCATCTTCCAGTTTTTTACGTCT